CCGCGCATCGCCGTAGACCCGCGCATCGCCGTAGACCCGCGCATCGCCGTAGACCCGCGCATCGCCGTAGACCCGCGCATCGCCGTAGACCCGCGCAGAGGGGCCAATATACGCGGTGTCTTCTACAGTTGCCGTATCCGCGACCCAGCCGTTACCGTTGCTGTGTCGGTGTGCGTCAACGGGACCATACCCAAAGTCAAACTTTTCTATCATTCTATATTCCTTTGCTTATGTATAGAGAGCTACGCAGCCTGAGCGAACTCCTGGAGCGGCTGTTGGAACTCCCGTTCCTGTAGCCGCGCTGTCAATTCGTTGTCGCGGATAGTTCCGCACGCGTCACAGACGGCATAGCGAACGCCGTCAGTGGTTTCCAAATGCGTGTGGTTATGTGAACAACGGTCAAACGTGTAGACGCACGGTTGCTTATGGTGTCGCACGTACGGTGATTTACGTTGCTTGCGCATTGGTTCTCCTATTATGCCGCCAACGGAAGCCCAGAGACGCCCGCAGGCTTGTTTCTGCGGAAGGGACGCACTCTGGCTACCCTCACGTTGCTAACGTCCACCGGACGAGCACCTAGAGCCCTCAGAACGTCTTTCCAGAACGCTCTAGTCTCAGCTTCTTCGGACAAGCGCAGTTGCAATTGCGCATGAGCAATACGATGCTCTCGCTTCCATTGCCTTTCCCCTTTCAGGTACTCAGCAACTCGCTTGCTAGGCTTCCACCTACGCTTCATTGGTTCACCTTCTCAGTAACGGGTCCAAGGGACAATTGCGGCCTGCGGGGATAGGGCACCCGTCACCCTCTCGCAGTATCTTACCGCAACGGCATTTCAATTCTTTCTCTTGTGCCTCTTTACTGGAGCGGTTGACGCTGCTTTCCGCTTTCGCCTTCGCCTTGGCTCTAGACACTCTCCGTTCTCCAGTCTCTCAATTTTCGCTTCCAGGCTCTTAGCTATCCGCGCGTCTATCCCACCAACGTCGCCATGATGACGACGCTCGATTGCAGCTAGCTTCGATTGCGTGCGTAGTAGCTCTTGCTTGCGCTGTAGTTCGGCATTCTCGGTACGTTGGGTTGTCTTTAGCCTCTCTAGTGCTTCCGTGTATTCCTGCGGCGTCAGCACTGTCTCAGGATGACAGCGGGCGCACAGGAAACCCGGAATGCACTCAGGGTCGCTATGGTCGATCTTGCAGGTCACGAACGCGGTCCCGCTCTATCGCCGGAGGTCACGAACGCGCATTCGTCTCCCGGTTCTGTGGTGACAAATACAAATCCAGTGTCATCTGGCATCCCGCCAATGTACCAACCTCCTGACCAATTAAGTTTAGCGGCTAGCGCCTTAGTGGCTGCTGCATGATTATTTTCGATGTTCAACGCATGGTTATATGGCACGGTAACGCTGCCTGCCGCCGCGCGTGCTTTGATGCGGCTGCCTCGCGTATTCGACGGGCCGATATACTTAGTCACGATGGCCTGATACGCTCGCATGATTGTTCCCTTTTCGCTGATAGTTCCTAGATGTGTATTGTTAGCCTAAGCGTCAAGAGCCCCTGGCCGCTACGCGGCTTCTAGCTCTATTGCGTAGCCTTTCGATTGCTCCCGTACCCGTGGCCGGTCGTGCACAGATAGGACGTCAGCGGCAAGGTATTCTTGCAGTGCTTCCCCCGCGTCGGCACGCGAACGGTACAGAGTTCGGTCAAAGATATTCGGTCGCATTGTTGAGTTCTCCTACAGTTAGGCGAGAGCTTCCGTCCGCATTAGCTTTGCGTTTTCAGGTTTGAACACACACTGTTTAGAACCGCGTCTAACGTGTTCCTTGGGAACCGAATAGACGCTCAGTTTAAAATCATGTTCCGCCAACCGCTCGCGTTCCTGTTCGTTAAACCAACGTCGAAACAGGCGTTTTGAGGGGAAACCAAATAACTCTCCATAAGGATCATCTATACCGTCCGTTGACGGTAACGGATGACGTCCACTATCAAATTCCCGATGAAAGTCGGAGTAGCATGTCACGCTTCTATACGGGCCGGTGCCGTTTTCACGTTCCACACGATAGACTGTAGCATTCTGTCGCATGATAGTTTCCCCTTGTGTATCGTTAGGACACTGCAAGGCCCCGCCCGTTGCTTGACGGGGCTATGCGCTATCCATTCAGCGTCCGTAATAGAGTTCGCCTAGAAGCTTATCGCGCGTCTCTGTGGGCTCTAGCGCAAGCTTGGTAAGGTGGGCTTGCCAGTTATCGCCCCACAGTTTCTTCGCAACACCGTGGTCAAAGATCAGGGCATCGGCGGACGGTATCTCTTCGATAATCTGATACGTGAACCCATCGGCCCGCTTGTCTTCCACTTCATACACAAGATGATGCCCACAGATCACATCAGTCACGCCAAAGGCTTCTCGGATGATTGCCTTGTACAGATTGGAGTTCTCTGCGTTACGGTCGTTTTCGTAGGGACCTTCAAGCTTAAGGCCGGTCGGAGTGCAGTCGGTTACGGTAGACATGATAGCCTCTTTGGTGAGTGTTGCTCTTTGGGTAGCTTAGGGACGCAATAAGCCCACGTTTAGGCGTGACCGTTACCGCGCCCCTGGATAACCTAATGGCCTGCCCCTTCGGACATTGCGACTACTATGGCAACGCAAAACAATACCGCGACAATGGCAAACTGAGCGCCATGATCTTCCGCCAAAGCAATCCCGTAGTAGACGCAATACGCGAGATTGTGCGAATGCTTGAAGGCCGGATGAGTATGGACCTTATCGAAGGCCCGCCGCGTTTGTGCGAGTGTTTTAGTCATCAGCGGCAAGCCTTGCGGCACACAACAAAGACAATCCAAACCAGCGCGCCAGCTATTAGCGCGTCAAGCTGGAGTAGCCATTCCGAAGCGCGGTACATGCTGTTTCCCCTTGGTTACGTGTGGATGACGTTTAGACGATACACAAGATACACAACAGGTAAACGTTGTCCATCGTGGATTATTTAGAGCCGCGAACGCGCGGTGTTTTGCGTAACGTGTCGCGCGCTTCCGAGATCGCTTCGTGAACCATGTCGATAAAATAAGACCCGTAACGCCTGCCATCTTTTCGGCTCTTCGCCGCTAGTCCGATATGGTCACGGAAATCACGAACATTCTCATAGATGGAGTTTCCGAGGTAATCGGCGCTAATCTCGTTACCGTCGAGAAGCACGCGAACGCGAAAGGTTACAACGCTATAGACGTCAGCGTTTATCTTTTCTCGAACCTCACCATCTTCATCCCAGGATAGATCAACGTCGCACTCTGGCGTGGCGTCGAGCGCCACCTTGAAGCGTTTCGTCCGAAAGCTCCAAATCTCTTCCCAATGTTGCATGTAGTTTCCCCTTGTTAACGTGTGGATGACGTGGCGAGCTTTAAGCACACCGCAAACCGCACGCGTAGGGTCGTGCGGAATGCGCTGAGTTCGCAAGCTCAGCGAATAGGACACGACATTGCGTGCTCCAGCCGATACCAAGCGTCTTCAATCTCGCGCCGGTAATTCCTGCTAGCAACTTCAGACCGTGCCATAATTTGGAGAAGGACCTGAATGTTTTTCATTTCCTCGATTGTCAGCGGCGCTTGACTATGCGTTGATGGCATTGTGTTCCCCTTTGGGTTTCCGTTAGCCGCCTTCACATCGCACAACTCGCAACTGTTGCCAACTGTGGACTATGCATGGCTGATATGCGATTGTCGCATACTGGTGATAGTCGCTAGGGCGGTGATTGAGTGTTTTAGGCAATAGTCGCTAGGAAGGCTATAGAGAGGCTTTGGGAAGCGGGGAGCTACCCTGGGTCATCCCTAAGGCGCTAAACGCACCAGCGGGCTTCTCTGGGCCACTGTGGGGCTAGACAAACGCGAGTGAACACCGTTTCCCTTGCCCCCATACGTTCTTGCGGTATCAAACAGTAACCATACAAGATGTAGTAGTTACCACGCACCATCCCCCTAGAGACAGGATATGTTATCCGATTAGCTTCTAATGATATCAATGGGTTAGCGATAGCTGCGCCCGTCATTGCGGGGCGAAACGCGTTCGGCCGGGTCCCTTTTCAGCCGTTTGCCAGGGTAGGAAACGCCCATCCCCAGCTTCAAAAAAGAGCTAAAGCTGCCAGAACGCGTCTGACCTTGGCGTGAAGAGAAGAGCCTCTGGAATGCGGGGTAATTACACCTAACACAATTACGCTATAAAGGGCCTATCTTGGGGCTCATTTTGTTTCTTTTCAATAACTTACCGGCCATCAGCCCGCACTATACAGGGAAGCGGTTCGCTGCCCTACCCCATAGGAGCCCATAGATGCTCCACGATTAACAACAATTCATTAGACGGCCAACGATGCCTCTCGAAACCGGCAGCTATATCTCTGACCTCGACGCGAACAACCCCAGCCCTACAGACGTAGCTAGCCAGGGTGACGACCATATCCGGCTCATTAAGTCGGTCCTGAAGAACACCTTCCCGAACCTCAACGGCGCTGTGAGCGCTACGGACGAAGACATGAGTTCGGTGGCCTCTGGGGCTATCGAAGTCTCTTCCGTGAACTTCGGGAAAGCCGCTACCCCCGACAGTGGCTCCGGGTTTAGCTCGACTGCTGTAGGCAAGGTAGCTGCTACCGGCCGATGGGCTGGTAACGGCTTCGTCCCTGTTGGTGCGTTAGTTGATTTCCCCAAGGTCCCCTCAGGGCTCGGTACGGACTGGCTAGAATGCGATGGCAGCATTCTCAACATCAGCGCCTTCCCGGACCTTGGAGCATTCTTAGGGTCCACTTTTGGTGGTGATGGGACCACTACATTCGGCCTCCCGAACCTGAAAGACACTGGACGCTTCAGGCGCTCCAGAACAGCTACTCTAGCCGCAGGGACCTATCAGGCTAACGTCTTCAAGACGCACAACCATACGGGCTCTACAACCTCAACCGGAACCCACAATCACGCGGTCGATATCAACGACCCTCAGCACCACCACGCAACAGCAGACCCTTCGTATGGGCCTTTGCTTGTTGGTGAAGGCATCGGCGGTGCTATTGAAAACGCCAGTGGCCCTACGTCCCCCAATGCTGACTTGAAGAACCTCATTACTGGTCCAGCGTCTACTGGAATTACAGCTTCAATTGCTATTAGCGGTGGTCACTCTCACGGGATTTCAACTGACGCTAACTCGGATGGTGGCTCTACTGAGACGCGTCCTGAAGCGTTCGTTGTGGTCACTTGTATTAAGACCTAAGCGGGGGGTAAGGGGGGTATCTTAAAGATACTATAAGATACTTAAGGACACTCTACAGTAGCAATTTGAAACCGAAGGCTTGCTCTAAGCTCTTAAGATCACTCTAAGCTACTCTAAGAGTACATTCTACAGATACCTATAATCTTATATCTGTAGGTTTCTTTAAGTCTCTTAAAGTCCCTTACAGTTCTCTTCAGATCAATAATCAATATTGGTGGTTGGTGGAAGGAGCCTCGTTAGAGGCGACCTGTCCGTCAGCAATTTGTAATACACAAAGATGGCTATTTTTCCCGTTAGGAATATCTCTAAGTATGGCGTTGTGGCTGACGTTGATGCGTACGCACTGCCGACCGAAGCGTGGTCAATGGCTGTCAACGTTCGCTTTCAAGATGGCTACATTGAGCGTGGACCGATCTTCAGAGACGTACAAGCGCTAGCTAACACCAACCCTCGATTTGTCACTGCTGACGAAAGCGACAGCGGCTTTACGACCATTCTGACCGGCTACCTGACTGGACGTGTGACTTCGATTAGCAACGATAGCGAGACTGATGTTTCGGTTGCAGCTTATGCCGATGCTAACTCAGAAGACCCGTTCACTAGCTGCAAGCTCGGTGGCGTTATGTACGTCAATCGAGGCGACCGTATCCCATGGTCTAAGCGAGCTTCAGACGGACAGTTTCAAGCGCTGACTAATTGGGACGCTACGTGGCGAGCGAATATCTTACGGTCTGCTGGTGGCGCACTGTGTGCATTTGGAATTACCAAGGCTGGCACCAGCTACCCCACTATGGTCAAGACTTCAGAGTTTGCGCTAGCCGATAGCGTTCCTTCGTCCTGGGACGACACTAACCCGACAACCAACGCCACTGAGAATATCTTGGCGGAAATGAAGGGCAGCATCACCGAGGCACAGACGCTCGGTGAGCGAATGATGATCTACAGCCTCAATGAGACCTGGACGATGGATGCGGACGGTTCTCAGGAGGTTTGGCAGTATCATCCACTGTTCACTGACCGCGGTGCTATCAATGCTAACTGTGCTGTTGAAGTCGCCAAGCGACATTACGTTTTCGGCCCGACAGACATTTGGAGACATGATGGTCTCTCGTATGAGAGTATTTGTGATGGACGCACTAAACGCTTCATCTACAATTCTCTCAACATGGATAAGGCCAATCGTTGTTTCGTTCACTACAACCCGACGCTAAACGAAGTCTATTTCTTTTACACTTCGTCTGACGCATACACTGCCTTTGCTCCAGTAGACGGCTGCAATCGTTGCGCTGTCTATAACATTTCAATGAATAGCTGGAGCTTCTATGATCTACCTTATGTCTTTGGGGCTACGACGGCTAACGTCGATAAGACTGATACATGGGCTACGCTACCAGCTACGTGGTCACAGACAGGCGGTACATGGCTTGACGAACAAAGCAGCCTGAAGCGTGTGGTGGTCATGGTCGGCATGGCAAATGCTACAGCCAACCTAGCTGACAAGCTGTATGCATTAGACATGCCCGGCGATACGTCCTACTTGGCACTCCCGGTGGACATAAACGCTACTAAAGGCTGGAGACTCATTCGTGACGGTATAGACCTGGACGAGATTGGTGCTGACCTTAAAGGCTACAAACTCTGTAGCACAATCTATCCGCAGGCGAGACTTGACCCGGATGCTTCAGCACTAGAGTTCTCAGTTGGCTCTTCAGATTACTTTAGCCAACCTGTGACGCTCTCCGCCCCTCAGACGTATGACGGTGATCTTCTCTATAAACTCGACTTCAATGTGGCTGGACGTTTCCTGTCTATTCAAGTTGAGAACGATGATTATCACTATTGGAAGATGACAGGCTTTGACCTGGACCTCGACGTGCTTGGGGAACGCTAATGAAAACTGACAAGTTAGTTCCGTATAAGCAAGCGTCCTATCCGGTCATTCCAGGCGGTGAAGCCAAATACATCAGTAGCGAGTTTCGTAAAGTAGAGAACGCAGTACGTTCTTCTCAGCAGATTATGAAAAACTTGGAAGCGGCTGGGAGCCTTGGTACGAAAGCCGGGGCGGTCGCCGCTTCCGATATTGCTGACGGTAGCTGGCAGATCATCCACGACACAGTGAACGCCACAGTTGGTCTCTACGCCAATGTCGGCGGAACGCTCTTTAAGGTAATGCTTGCGTGAGCGATTGGCAGAAGGTTGGTGAGTGGACGCCTATTGATAGCCCAGAGTATCTTTTTGAAGTCGAAGAGTATCGTAACGGCGACAAGCAGATGGTCTTTATCCACCTTCATATTTGGAAATGGACTATCAGTGTCCTAAAGCGCATACGGCGAGACTTTAACCTCTTCCGTCAATGTGTCCCCTGCCCAATTTACACGTGCGGCACTGCCGATGACGATAAATTTGAGCGCTTCGTCTCCCTCTTTGGATGGAAACCACTAACAACCATTCCATGTACTGACGGGAAGACCCGCCGCTTGTTCATTCATATCAACGATAATAAAAATGTCCTTCAAATCGAGCGAGAAAAGCGCCACCAGTAACTCTACCTCGACCACGACGCCTTGGGACGTACAGACCCCATTTCTAACGCAGGCGTTTCAAGACGCAAGTAAGGCGTACGGTCAAGCAAGCGGCGCTACTGCACCTACCAACTTCACGGCTCAGTTCACCCCGGATCAACTTGGCGCGTTTCAGAACATGCTCAACTACGGCATGTCTGCGCAGCCGTCTGCTTCTGCCGCGTCTAACGCGGGCGCTACGCTTACTAACGCTGGCGCGGGCGCTACTACGGGCGGTCTCTTTAACCTGTCCCAGATTAATCCGCAGAGTGTTGCGGATAATAATGTCGCGGCGGCTAATAAGTACGTCGCTGGTCAGAACATTCCGGCCACCGTTGACGCTGCAATGGTTGACGCACGTAGAAACGCCAATGAGAACGTTCTCCCGGCGCTATCGCGTGAGGCGGCTGGTACAGGTAACATCAATTCTAGCCGTACTGCTATTGCCCAAGGCGTTGTTGACCGGGGATTGGCTGAACAAGCGGGCTCTCTAAGTTCTCAGCTTCGACAGCAAGCGTACGACAACGGTTTGAACCTTGGACAGCAAGGTACGAACAGCGCGCTTACCGCTGCTTTGGGTGCGGTCAACGGCGGAAACTCCGCTGTTGGGCAAGGTGTGAACGCCGGTGTCGGTGGAATTAATCAGCAACAGGGTTTGTTCAACATTGCTAACGGCGCAATTGGTAATCAAAACACCGCAGCGCAAGCGGACCTAACAAATCAGCTTCAGCAGTTCCAAAATCAGACTAATGATCCCTTTGCGGCGCTGGTGAACTTCTACAACATCATCGGAAATCGTCCGTGGGGTCAGACGACCAACGCGACCGGGACTACAACTCAGCAAGATACGCCTAGTGGCATGGCTCAACTCGGCGGCATAATCAGCGGCGTCGGTAGCTTGGCCAGTATGTTCATCTAAAGGGACACAAATGAACCCATACGTTCCGCTAATCATTGACACCGCGAATAAGTATGGGGTTCCCCCGGAGCTAGCGCTGCGCGTTACAAATCAGGAAAGCAGATTTAACCCGAACGCTGTTAGCCCGGCAGGCGCGCGCGGTCTTATGCAGCTTATGCCGCGTACTGCGAGTGACCTAGGGGTTAACCCAGACGACCCAACTCAAAATGTTGACGGCGGTGTTCGCTACTTACGAGACATGTTGGCTCGCTATAAAAGTCCGGCGCTAGCGCTAGAAGCATACAACGCTGGTCCTGGAAGAGTTGACGCATACCTGAGCGGTAAGTCTTCTCTTCCGGCAGAGACTACAAACTACGTCTCGTCTATTTTGAACAAAGGAAATGCAATGCCTCTGAATACGCCCGCGCTTGGGCCGCAGGCTGCTGCGGGCGGTCCCGGCGCATTGTTCGGTGGTGCTAATTCTAGCTTTGGTACGAGACTAGGAGAAGCCCTGAAAGGTCTCGGCGCTGGCTTGATTGCGCCGTACGACGCACGCGGTGCGGCTGAAATGATGAAAGCCAACAATATGACTAGCGCCGCGCTTCTAAAGAACAAGTACGGCCTTACGCCGGTCTGGGCTCAGGACGCGCAAGGCAACTACGTGCCTATGCAAATGAATAGCGCGGGTGGTGTTGTTCCTCTTTCGATGCCTAACGGCCTTAAAGCCGTCCTTCCGACCCAAACGATCAACATGGGCGGCTTGGGTACAGGGATTTTGAGACGTGGAGATACTTCTCCTGTTACTATTGTTCCTAAAGCTGGCGAAGTCAGTAAAGACTTCACGCCTGTTATGCAAAATGGACAGCCGACTGGAGCATTCCAACCCGCTGAAGGGACACCTGCTGAGACGACCCAGACACAGGGCTATCGAAAAGCTCTATCTTCGCTTCATCGTTTCGAGACGCAATCACAGCTTGTCAACGATAAGATTGACCAAGCAATCAAACAGATCGATGGCGGCGTTATTCCACGCACTGGATTTGCTGCTAACTTTGCGCCTCTGTACGGAACGCCACAACACGACCTGGGTGAAACTCTTCAGACCATTAGGTCCAACCTTAGCCTCGATGCGCTTCAACAGCTTCGTGAGGCGTCACCGACTGGCGGCGCTTTGGGTCAAATCTCTGACTTTGAAGACAAGCTGCTTGCGGCAACGAAGGGCAGTATCGACCAAGGCCAGAGCGCTGAGCAAATTAAAGCCGCTCTGAGGAACATTCAGAAGAACTACCAGGACACGACTAGCTACGCACGCAAGGCGTTTGCTCAGGACTACGGAAAGTATATGCAACAGCATCCTGACCGTGCCCCTGAGACGATGGACACCCCATCAACACCTAAAGTGCGTACGTGGAACCCCGCGACCGGAGCGTTGGAATAATGATCCAGGTGAAAGCACCTGATGGAAGCATTGTCCAATTTCCTGACGGGACGGCAGATGACACCATTAAAGGTGTGATGCAGAAGAACTTCAGTAACGCCAGTAGTGATACTCCGGCAAAACCGTTCTCTCTGTCTGACATGGCTGCGAATAGCCGCGCTGGTTTCATGCGTGGTGTTCGGGACCCGATTGATGCCGGTGCGGAAATGCTTACGCACGGTCTATCAGACCTTACGGACGTTCCACAGGCCGCTAAGGGCTCCCTCAATCCTCTCAGCTTCATGCGTCTCCATGATTTCTTCGCTGGGCAAGCGCAGAACGTGGACGCGACCGATAAGGCCGCAGAGGCAGCGTACGACAAGACGAACCCTGGGCTTGCTGGTAAGGGTGGGCGCGTTCTAGGCAACCTAATAACGACGCTGCCACTAGCCGGTGAACTTCCAGCAACGCTGCCACGCGCTGTCCTGACTGGCGCTAAACAAGGTGCTGTCATGGGAGCGCTGGAGCCGAACGAAGGCAACGGCGACTTCTGGACTAACAAAGCTACACAAGCCGTAAGCGGCGCTACTTCCGGTGGACTTACAGGCGGCGCTGTCACTGGTCTTTCCCGTGTGGTCTCGCCTATGGTGAACCCGTATGTTCGCCGTCTGCTTGACGCTGGCGTTACACCAACTCCAGGTCAGATCATTGGCGGTAAGGCAGAGCAACTTGAAGAGGCTGCACAGAACCTAGTGCTCCCCGGAGTTAGCGGCTCGATCACTAAAGCCCGTAACCGGGCCGTTGATGATTTCAATAGAGCGGCTACCAACGAAGCGTTGTCACCTATTGGAGAAAAGTTATCGGATAGTACGCCAGTAGGTCGTGAAGCAGTACAAGAAGCCGCTGATAAGGTAAGTGCTGCGTACAACCGTGTTGTTCCCCAGGCTGGCTTCGTAGCTGACCCTACGTTTAATAACAACGTAATGTCGTTAATCAATGGCGCACAAAGCATGGTGCCTGCGCGTGCCCAACAGTTCAATAATATCCTCCGAGATAAGGTCTTCTCTAAATTCTCGCCAGTCGGCGGGATGACGGGACAGAGTTACAAAGAGGCTGACAGTGAACTTGGGCGGCTAGCGAGCGACTTCCGAAACAGTGCTGATGCAGATCAACGTCAGCTTGGTAGTGCTCTCTTGCAAATGCAGGCTGAGCTACGTGGTGCTCTTTCTAGGTCCAATCCGGCCGTTGCTGGAGAGCTACAGAAAGCAAACGACGCTTACGCAAACCTCTTGCGGACACAAGGGGCAGCGGCGTCTGCTGGCGCTGAAGACGGTGTGTTCTCCCCTGCTGCCTTTGCTAGCTCGGTTCGGCGTCTCGATCCTTCTCTAAGGAAGGTTGGGTTCGCAAAAGGCACTGCTCGAATGCAGGACTTAGCGGACGCTGCTAAGAACGTCCTAAGCAACCGCGTCCCGAACAGCGGCTCAGCATATCGTGCCGCCGTTCAAGCCGGTGTGTACGGCCCCTTGTTTGGTGGATTGTCTTTTATCAACCCAACAGCGGCGCTCACGCTAGGCGCGGCCGGTGGTCTCGCGACAGCAGCCTATTCACGGCCCGGAACGCAGCTTCTAGCAAGGCTGCTAGCGGAACGTCCACAAGGCGCGGAGAAGCTAGCTCAGACTATTCGTCTCTTACAGCTTCCTAGAGCCATCGCTGCGGCCAATACGCAACCTCAGTAAATCAGAATTGAAAGCTCCCGCTATCCCCGCTGCTACCAGGGTAATCCCTAGCAGAAGGATAGCGGGCTTTTGCCAGCTTATCCCAGCAAACGACAGATAAGTGCCCAAGGCGCTGATTATCCACATAGCATGACAAAGTAAGACCTACGGATGGCGGACGCAACCCCTAAACGTAAACGAAAAACCTCCTGCCCTCCCAATCGAGGCGAACGTGCCAAGCGGAAATTCCCAGGTATCTCTCAGAAGCTCAAAGAACTCTGGGCCGACCCGGTGTGGCGAGAACAGCAACTAGTAAAACTACGTGCTAGTGCGGCCAAACGTAAGGGTAAGCCGGGCCGATTAGGTGTTCCTGACGGAATGCGTAAAGCCGAAGCTATGGAGAAGTGGGCAGAGGTTAAAGAAAGTGCAAAACAGACGATGGCTGAATTAGAGAAAGCTGGATTGCTAGACGAAATGCCTACTGAGGCCAGGGAAGCGCTAGACACTGCTTTGCAGGTCATGCGAATGCCCCAGGATCAGAAATTGAAATTGGCCGCCGCTCGGCTTGTGTTGGATTTCACCAAGTCTAAGCCTGCAAGCAAGTCTATTGTTGCTGTTGACGAGGCCGAAGCGTGGCTCTCGAAAATTGCGGAAGATAATGCCGACAGCGGAGAAGCTACTAAGGACGCGTAAGCGTCTTCTTGAAGACTTTGAGTTCTGGGCAACGAAGACTTGTAAGATCAGAACAAAAGAAGGCCCGATTGTTCCTCTTGAATTGAACAGAGTACAAAAGCGGTTCGTCCAGCACGTCACTAAACAGCTAGCTACTACCGGCATGGTCCGCTCGGTTGACCTTAAGGGTCGCCAGCAAGGACTTTCAACTGTCATCCACGCCATCATCTATTGGTGGGCGTCACAACACCAAGGCCAGAAGGCCGTGGTTATGGCGCATGTGAAAGACAGCACGCAAGCTCTCTTCGACATGTACAAGCGCACACACGCTAACATGCCGAAGGCGATGAAGCAGAAGACGAGATATTCGTCAAAGCGTGAATTGGTCTTTGAAGCGCTGGACAGTGGCATCGTTGTGATGACGGCGGGTGGTGAGGCCATCGGACGCGGCGAGACCTTTCAGCTTCAGCATTTGTCCGAAGCAGGTTTCTGGCCGAAAGGCTCAGCTAGAGAGAACTTCAACGGCCTATTGAAGACGCTCCCGAATACGCCGGGAAGCATGTGCTTCATTGAGAGCACGGCCAACGGCGTTGGGAATGTCTTTCACGAAGCGTGGTCTGGAGCGGTAGACGGTACTAACGGCTTTGTCCCGTTCTTTTCAGCTTGGTTTGAAAGCGACGAGTACCGCGCCGACCCTCCAGAGGGTTTTGAACGCACGTACGAAGAAGAACAGTTAGTCTCAGAATACGGACTAGACGACGCTCAACTTTGGTGGCGGCGGCGTGAAGTCGCTAAGAACGGCTTAGACTTCTTCAAACAGGAATACCCCTGCACGCCAGACGAAGCCTTTATTACTTCGGGACGCCCTGTGTTTCACATGGAGCGTCTTCAGGAAATGTTGAAGAAGGCTCACGACCCAATCGCCCGCATGGCCGTGGATAACGGCAAGGTGCTGGAGCATCCACGCGGAGAACTTAAGGTCTACGTCAAGAAAAGCGAGACTGACACCTACTACATCGGCGCTGACGTATCCGTTGGCGTCCGAAATCCTGAGAAAAGCGACTGGTGTGTAGCTCAGGTACTCGACAGCCAGAAGAGACAAGTCGCGGTGTGGCGTGGACAGGTTACACCTGACGAGTACGCCCGTGTGTTGAAGGCTCTAGGTTTCTATTACAATATGGCAATTGTTGCGCCAGAGCGTAACGGCCACGGATTGCTTGTCTGCGTGCGTCTATGGAAAGACTTAGAGTATCCAAACATCTTTATGGACCTTAAAGAAGGCCAAATGGCCGACCGTGAGACGTTGGACATTGGCTTCCAAACTAACGTCTCTTCCAAGCCGCTCATTATCGACAAGTTACGCGGTGAAGTAGCTAATTCACAAATCGAGATTTACGACAAAACTACACTTCAGGAAATGCTCTCCTTCGTGGTGACTGACACCGGCAAGATGGAGGGTGAGCAAGGTTGCTTTGACGACTGTGTAATGGCTCTCGCGATTGCGAACCATATCCATGAAGGCAAATGGACCCCTGTTGTAGTCACAGACGAATTTTATAGCGAAGCTATTTGAGGACTAAAGTGGCTGACTACAATAACAAGCCCGCAAAGAAGCGGAGCGTGGATGACACGTACGTCCTTAGCGTCGTAGATCAACACGCGAAAAATGCCGTTGGCTGGTACGATAGTCGTTTAAGCGGTGAACGCCAGCGAGTAATTAATTATCTCAACAGTGCTCTCCCCCGCAGGCTGAATAACGGTTCGTCCTCGTACGTGTCGTCTGATGTGTACGATAGTGTGGAACAGATGAAGTCTCAAATTTCTGAGACGTTCTCTGCAAACACTGACAATCTTGTTTCCTTCCCTCCGCTCAACGCAAACGATGTTGAGCCAGCTAGAATTGCGACTGAGTATTGTAACTACGTCTTCTTCTCTGAGAATGACGGTGAAGGTGTCATTACTGACACCGTTCACGACGGTCTCACAGCGCGCGTAGGTGTCGTAAAGGTCTATTGGGAAGACTACAAGGACCGTATTGAAGAGAATTTCAGCGGTGTAGGTGAAAGCGACGTATGGGGTCTTTCAGCGCAGCAAGACATTGACGAGTTAGACGCCACGATGGATGAAGGTTCTGATCCGCAGAACCCAACATTCAGTGGAACGCTAACCCGTGTGATCGACAAGTCTAAGGTCTGTGTTGACGTAATTGCTCCCGAAGAGTTCTTGATTGCGGCACGCTCTAAGAGCATCGAAAAGGCCGTCTATTGCGGCCACCGTACTCAAAAGACCAAGGCCGAACTAAAGGACGAAGGTTACGACCCTAAGAAGGTCGATAACATCGCCAGTGGTCAGGACAAAGAGCTAGACCTCGCTCCCGAAGTCCTCGCGCGTGAAAGCCAGGTTGAAAGCGCGTTGGCTGATGATAGCTCTTCTGAGACTGAGACACAGAAGATCACGGTCTACGAGAGCTTCGTTCGTATGGACCTGAAGGACGGTAAAGGCGTCAGACTGTATAAGGTCTGTCACGCTGGCGGCATTCTTCTGTCCGACCCTGAAGAAGTTGACCGGGCTCCGTTCAAAGCCTTTGTGCCTCTTCCGGTCCCTCACATGTTCTTCGGTAACAACTTCGCCTATCGAGTTGTTCCGACACAGAACGCCCGCACTGTCCTTACGCGTGGTATTCTTGACCACACGGCTATCACGACCAATCCGCGTTGGACTGTCCTGAAGGGCGGCCTTCTTAATCCGAAAGAAATGCTCGACAACCGCCTCGGTGGCGTCGTCAACGTCAATCGACCGGATGCAGTTAAGGGTCTAGAGTACCAACCGCTCAATCCGTTCGTCTTCCAGACTATTGAAATGCTGAAGGCGAACAAGGAAGAGAACACGGGTATCTCTGCGCTATCCCAGGGCCTCGATAAGAACGCCATCAGTACGCAGAACGCACAGGGCTTGGTTGACAAGCTCATTACCGTATCTCAGGTGCGCCAGAAGATGGTCGCTAGGCAGTTCGGTAAGTTCTTGGCTGACGTGTACCTGGAGATTTATCGGTTAGTTCTGGAGAACCAGGACAAAGAGAAGCCGAAAATCATTCAGGTTGCTGGTAACTTTGTGCCGGTCAGCACTCAGGACTGGATTGAGCGTACGAAGTGTAAAGTTGCGCTCCATCTGGGCTACGGTGAGCGTGACCGTATGGTGATGAAGTTCACACAGCTTCATCAGTCGCTCGCAAGTGACCCGGTATTGTCTCGCGCGTACACGTTGGAGAACCGCTACAACCTTGCCACAGACGGCATGAAGGTGGGCGGCTTTGAGAACGTTGACCGTTACCTAACACCGCCGCAGCAAGTCCAGCCGCCACAGCCTGACCCGATTGCGATGGCTGAAGCTAAGGCTAAGACTGACACCGCACAGGCTGCGCTTATCACAGCACAGGCAACTGCGCAGAAACATCAGTCCGACGCACAAGTCAAATTCCTGAAGGAACAGGTTACTGAGCTTACCGCTCACGTGAAGGCCCTTATGTCTTCGCAATCTGAGAGCCGGAAGGATGCTGAGACGGCAAACCGTATCGAGATTAGTCAACGGGAAATGGCACTCGCTGAGAAAGCCGCTCCCGGTAAAGAAACAGACGTTGTGAGCCCACAGGGGTAATAAATATGTCAGACTTTTATAACGCGGGTCTTCCAGCAGTTAGTTCGGGAAATCCGTTGTCAAAGGCGAGCGGCCTCAGTGGGCTCTTAGACTTTCTTCGTCCACTGGCGACAAGCACAGCCGCCAAGGCAGGCGCTAGGGGTCTCTTTGGGCCTCTTGGTGCTGCTCTCTCTACCTTCGGCTCTGTCATGACTCCGAAGTCTATGGGCGCTGAGCCTCCGCTGTATGTGCGGGATGCTCAGGGGAACATGGTGCCTAACACAGCGAACCCGATTGTTGCTGCCAAGATGGGCGGTGTCTCTCCGCAGACTTCTAATGCGCCGTTCCCGACGCCTGTACCACTTCCCCAGGCTGACCCACGTATGGCTAACGCTGGTAGCGGCATTCCACTTCCTATGCCTAGGCCGAACATTCCCGCGTCTGCTTCTCCTAGCACTTTTAATCCGTTCTATTCCGGTCCAGGTGCTCAGAATTACGGGACAGAGAACATGACCTCCGGTAATCAAGTCGGTGGCCAAGGCCCGGGACTAGCCGCATTGCTAAAACTACTCGCGTCGTAATGACCGAAGACGAAGTGATTTCGCTAGGCCAGTATTGTGAAAACCTGCTTACACAGGACAACTTCACAATGCTGGTCAAGCAATTTGAAACCCAGACTATTGAGCATCTTCTGACAACGAACGCCGACGAGAAACAGAAGCGAGAAGACATTTACGCTTCAATCAGTGGCGTCCGTGATTTCCTCGGACTGATGCGTTTCTTCGTTGATAAGAAAAATCAGATCATCGAAGAGCAAGACAACAAAGCGCTATCGGAAGACACCGACGCACTTCCCTTAGAATACTAAAAGGACATTTGGACTACTCATGCCTGCTACCGATAATACCGGCGCAGCTTTTGAAGATATTAACAGCCCTATCACTTACGAAGAGGCTGAAGACGTTTTCCTCAAGAACTTCCTGCCCCCCGACGCTAAGAAAAAGCCATCGGACGAAGCCGAAGAGGACACTAAGAACGACAACCAACCTGAAGACAAGCCTGAAGATCAGTCCGCTGACGATGAAGAGGGTCAGCCAGACGACGCTGAAGGTGAGGAAGAAGGTGATAGTAAAGACGACAAAGACGAAGACGAGAAGAGCCGCAAATATGCGGAAGACGACGTTTTCGTAAAGATCAAAGTCGGGGAAGAGGAACACCAAGTCCCCGTCAAAGACCTTCAGCGTCTTTACGGTCAGGAAGCCGCTCTAACACGTAAATCCATGGAAGTCGCTGAGAAGCGTAAGGCCGTCGAAGACGAACTTACGAAAGCTTCAGTTGCTACTTCAGCCCTACTTGAACGGGCTAAGCAGGCGCTAGCACCTTATCAGCAAATTGACTTCCTTTTGGCGTCCCAACAGCTACCGCCTGAGCAATACGCTGCACTCCGTAATGAAGCCCTAGCTGCCCATCAGAACGTTGAGTTTCTGGAGAAGCACCTTGGCGGCTTGATGGACGGTATCAAGCAGAAGAAGCAAGGCGAGTTGGTGAAGGCCGCACAAGAGAGCCTTAAGGTTCTCACCGGCCCCGCTGACAAAGGCGGTATCCCAAACTTCAACGATAAGCTTTACGACGAAATTCGAGCATTTGCTATTTCGGAAGGCGCTCCCGTTGAAGTCATCAATGAAGTGGTGGACCCTTGGGCCATCCGATTGATGCACGACGCCATGCTCTATAGGCGTGGTCAGTCCAAGGTGATTACGAAGAAGGTCAATAAGACCCCGAAGAAAATCATCAAGACGACCACCACGGTTGATCCCAGCAAACGCGGCACTAACGAAGCTAAACGTACGGAAGCCATCAAGAAGCTCCGTGTGTCTGGCTCGACTGACGACGCCGCAGAAGCCTTCTTGGCGGGCTGGCAGCAATCTGGCGAATAACAAGAACAAACTCCAAATTCGGTAATTTCGTTTAATGCCTACTTATACCTCTTACGACCAAGTTGGTGCGAAGGAAGACGTTTCCAACGTCATCAGCAATATCTCTCCGACCGCTACTCCGTTTCAGTCGGCTATCGGCAAAGAGAAGGTCCATAATAAAGTCTTTGATTGGCAGGAAGATAACCTTCGCGCTGTGACTGACAACAACCAGCCTGAAGGTGCTGACGCCACGTTCATTACGGTCCAGCCGACCGCGATGCGTGAGAACGTTACGCAAATTCTGTCTGAAGCCTTCCAGGTCTCCGGCACCACGGACGCTATCTCCGTCTATGGCCGCGCCAAGGAAAGCGCCTACCAGCTTGCCAAGTCGGCAAAGCAGGTTAAACGCGACCTGGAGAACACTCTTGTTGGCACGGCTCAGGCGATGGTTAAGCCGACCGACAACAACACGAACCGGAAGATGGCCGGTGTCCAGGCGCAGATTGACGCCAGCGGTGTTATTCACGTCGCTGTTGACGCTGACCCGCTCACCGAGACCCTGCTTCTCGACGCGCTGAAGGCTGCGTATGAGAACGGCGCTGACCCGAAGCGCATTGACGTGACCCCGGATAACTCCCTGGTGGTTGCGGACTTCGCTAAGGCGGCTGGCCGCTACCGTACGCTCCAGACTGGTGGTACTGACAAGTCCATCGTGAACGCGGTTGACCTCTACGTGTCTCCGTTCGGTACTTGCCGTGTCTTCATCAACCGCTTCCAGAAGGCTGGTAACACACTGGTCTATGATCCTGGTATGTGGTCGCTGTGCACTCTCCGTCCGTGGACGCGTGAGACGCTGGCGAAGACTGGTGACAGCCTGAAGATGCTTCTGCTTGGCGAGTTCTCGCTGAAGCATAAGAACTACAAGGCGTCCGCTGCGGTCTCTGAGCGCGCTGCGACTTGGTAATAGCTACGCGCCCTTAGAGCGCGAGCGGTTCCTACTGGACCCCTGGGGAAACCTGGGGGTCTTTTTCTTTTTACAGGTTTCATGTCAGTTACTCTAATTAACCCGACGCCCGATGTTGTGACGAACTGCGCTGGTACATTCGTAAAGCAAGAACAGTTCATCCCACAGTCCTTCTTGGATGACATTCGAGACGAACGGGAAGCAAGCCTAAACACCCCAGCCGGTGAACTCTATCGAGTGGCGCGTATTCCCGCAGCCGTCATCGACAAGTGGGACCGTGAAGGCTTCGACTACAACAACGCCCCAGTCCAAGACATTCTACGCAAGCTGCAAATAGATCAGCTTGACGCGTTCATAACAACTAACAAACGCGTACGCACCTAATCCATTTTCAAGTGTATTGACGATGACCCTAGACGAACTCAAAGCCCAATTCACCGGGCTCATGAACCGGCGTGACCTGACCGCTAATACGGCTCTCGTCTCTACATTTATGAACCAAGCCATTATGCGAGTTCAACGTGACTTGCGTGTTCCTGCGATGGAAAAGATGGCTCAGGTTACTATTGGAGACGGCTACACGGGCTTAGCTATTCCTAGCGATCTGTTAGAGCTTAAAGAGATTAGACCAGAAGCCAGCAACGTTAGGCTCCGTAAGACAACCCTGGACCAAGCACTATCCGCTGCTACGACTAACGGCGTCCCTCAGATTTACGCGAGACGTGGCAGTTCTTGGGTACTCGGCCCCTCTCCGTCATCCGGCGATCTTATTGACGTAACGTACTATGCAGAACTTCCTGCATTGGTAGCGGATACAGACGAGAATGTTATCTCAATCATTGCGTGGGATTTGATTGTCGCCGCAGCGTGCTCTGCTGCCTGTGCGTGGTTCAAAGACAATCGCCGTGGTTCAACCGTTGATCCGCTGAGCGGTAAAATCATCGACGGCTTTGAAGGTGATTACAATCGCATTCTTAACGCTTTGCAAGATCAGGCAGATCAAGACGAACTAGGTGATGACGCGTGTGTCGCGCCGTGTCTCGTTTATCCGCCTGATGACTTTATTGACTACGAAGTGGTTTTCTAAATGGCTGCTGGTTCTTTCTTCGTTTCTGATAATCTCGACACGGCGCAAGAGCAAAGTTCTAGTAAATCAAAAGGCTCTTTCTTTAGCGGCGTTGAGCCATACACAGAAATAGTAAACATTGCTGCTACTCTGTCAGACGTAGAGGCTGCAAAGATAGCCGCCGATACAAGCGCTGATCTTGCAGCTACTTCTGAAGCTAATGCAAAGGCATCAGAAAACAACGCAGCGATTAGTGCAGTTAATGCTTCTTCGTCTGCGGCTAACGCAGCTACAAGTTCTACATCTGCCGAAACGTTTTCACAGAACGCTACCTCTAGTGCAGCAGCCGCACTTGTTTCAGAAAATAACGCAGCTAACAGCGCTTCGTCTGCATTGACTTCTGCTAACAACGCCGCTGGTGCGCAAACTAACGCAGCTACAAGCGCGGCCAATGCAGCCACGGCAGAAGCTAATGCTTCTACAAGCGCCAACAACGCAGCAACGTCAGCAACTAATGCGCATACGTCAGAGTTAAATGCTGCAACCAGTGCATCTAACGCAGCTTCAGCAGCCGATACGGAAATTGCCGCTAAAGCTGTCCGTTACGACGTTACACAAGTTCTCACTAGCCTTCAACAGACTAACGCACAAGCCAACATAGGGCTTGTAAGTACTGTAGCAGTAGCTAAGGCACTAGGCGCTGTCCCTGAAGCATTTGGTACAAATGTTGGCTCAGGTGATCCAGCGGCTGGAGGCAATGACGATGCTATAGCAGTACGCGCTTGTCTTGATGCTAAAGGTATTTGTGTCCTAGCTGGAAAGAATTATTGGTTCGCTAGCACTCTTTCTGTACATACAGGTGAGGTACTCGCCTCTTCTGGAGGCAAGGCGAATATTTATTGGACTAACGACGCCGCTAAACAGTTCTCCGGTTTTAACATGTTGGAGATTGATGGCGGGTTTGTTGAATTACATAAATTAGCTGTCCACGCTAATGGTGCGTTTCGTGGCGTCTACATTAGTTCTGGCGGCGAGCAACAACTTAATAATGTTGACATCACCGGAGCTTACGGCAATTGTTTGTTGATTGAAGCCCCTGAGAGGTTAACTAACGGCGGCTTCTCTACAAATCTCAATAGTTGGACTATCGACAACATTGGTTCTTCTATCGTTGCGTGGTCAAGCACCAACGGCGGTTCTGCCGCTTTTACAGGTGACGGGACAAACATCGCTTATCTTACGCAAGCCGTAACGACACAGGTAGGGCTAACTTATCAAGTGTCCGCCGATCTTATCGACGGAACTGGCGTATTCATTGACGTTGGTACAACGGCATACGGAAACAACGTCTCTATCAATAACGATCTCTCTGCTGGTCAAAACTTTCAGAGAGTTACTGGACGCTCTCTATTTACTTTCGTAGCTACTACTACGACAACGTACGTTACTCTTAAGAAGTCTAGCACTGGAACAGCACACGTAGACAACGTGTCGTGTAAGGAAGCTGGAATTGGGTCTGGCCTGGTTTATTCTATAGGCCACCTGTTTACAACTTCACAAGCTGGCGTTTCAGGGACGACCGCAGCCATCGCTCTACCTTCTATTGAACCTACCACTCTTGGAGATAGGCGGTTTGTAGCCCTAAATGGGGACGGTTGTCTTCTGTTTGATCTTTTAGGGTCAAACATGACCATGATGATAAACTGTCTACAAGGTGTGTCTGGGAACGCCGCTGGTAAGTTTTCAATTCCGTCAACTTGTTTCTTCCCAAAGATTTTGGGGGGACGGTTCGCTTGTCCTATTGATGTTCTAGCTAACAATACTGTTATTGATCTATGTCAGGTAGGCGGCCTAATTACCTTAAAGAGCGGTGTCCAAAGTTGCGTAATCGGCGCTTCTAACGTCCTGTCCGGTGTGACACTTGAGAGTGGAACAAGTTCTAATACAGTTGTGTGGCGTGCAGGACAAGGAACGCTTACGGATAATTCAGGCGGCGCAAACCTGATTATTGGTGGGATTTCCAGCGCTGACGCTAGGGCTAATCTTGGACTTGGGACTGCCGCTACCGTAAATACTGGCGTTAGTGGGGCGTCAGTACCTCTCTGCAATCAGAACACTAGTGTTTCCGCGGGCTGGACCTTCAACTCTGGAAGTTTCGGTACAGGAGCATTTGCAGGTATTAACTCGCCTCTAAAGGTAAGTTATGCGGGCGGAGGTTCACAGTATGGTATTACGCTTCAACCAGCGGCCGACAACACTACTGCTATTTATTTTGCGAACGCAGCAGGCGTCCAAGTCGGCTCAGTAACCGAAACATCGACTGGCGTTCTGTTTAACACTTCGTCTGACGTGAGGCTTAAGGAAGACCTTAAGTCTCTGGACGAAGGGTGGCAGGCTATTGATGCTGTTTCAATTTATGACTTCAAGTGGAAGGGACACAACGACAGAGACGTTGGTTGTGTCGCTCAAGAGCTTTATCAAGTTGTCCCTAGAGCCGTTGCGGTCGGAGAGACGATAACTGGAGAAGACGGAACCAGTAAAGAAATTCCTTGGACCGTTGATTATAGTAAGTTGGTCCCTCATTTGATCGCTGAAGTTAAAGCCATTCGTAAACGCCTATCTATAGCAGGATTGTAATTGAACACTAGCCCTTCTGGGCGCAAACTCATTGAAGCCTTTGAAGGTCTCCGTCTAAAAGCTTACCAGGATGCTGTAGGTGTCTGGACTATCGGCTACGGGCATACGTCCGCAGCCGGTGCTCCCCACGTCACTCCAGGCATGACGATTACTGAGGCCCAGGCTGACCAAATCCTGAGTGACGATCTGCACGCGGTTGAGCGCAACGTTGAGCGTCTTATCCGCGTGCCGCTCGCTCAGTCCGAGTTTGACGCTCTCGTATCATTCGACTTCAACACGGGCTCGCTAGCGAAAAGCTCAATAGACGACAAGATCAACGTCGGTAACAAAGCCGCCGCTATGGCTACCTTGCTTCAGTACGACCACGCTGGCGGTAAAGTCCTCTCTGGGCTCACCCGTAGGCGGCACGCTGAGAAGCTGTTGTTTGAGGGTAAGGTTCTCCCGGCGCTAGACTTAGCTGGCTATCACGGCTCTCTGGATCAACCGACGCCCAAGGCCCAAAAGGCCCCAGCGCCGCAGGCGGCGTCTGAGAAGCCCATCAGCGTGCCCCTAGGAAGCCCCGTGGTGCGTTCTCCAGGACCCCCGGCTACCCTCGGACCCCCGACGTATCCGCAGGTGTCTTCAGGCTGGGTTTCTGGACTCATTTCGCTGCTTAAAGCCCTCTTTACTAAACCCAAAGGCTAGTCTCATGTGGCAAAAGATCAAAGGCTGGTTCAAGCACTCTGAGACGATCTTCATTGCGCGCCTCCAGGTCTTCCTGGGGGCCGTTGTTGCCGTTGGCTCTGCCTTAACAAGCGACCCCACGGTATCTTCCGCAATCCAGAGCCTCTTGGACCCGCACTACATTCCCTACTACATCATCGCCATTGGCGTACTCACTGAAGTCTTCAGACGACGTAACGCCACGGACCTTCACTAATGGGTGCTCTGTTTGGCTTCCTTACAGGTGGCCCATTCGGCGCACTCCTAGGGTTCGCTAAGTCCCTTCTCGGTCCCTTCACGGACATTTTCAAGAAGATCGAAGACACCAAGGTTCAACTAGCTCAGACGGACAACGAAGCGAAGCGTGACGCTCTCACGGCTAAGCTAGCGGTCCTTCAGAGCCGTGCGAACCTTATGGCGACTGAAGCGCCCCTGAGCCGTCTCAACATTTACATTCGGTCCAGCATCGGCGCGTGGGTTTCCATCCTCCTGTGCAAGATACTCGTATGGGACAAAGCGCTCGGACAGTGGACAGGTGGACACACAGACAAGCTAGACCCTAACCTCTGGCACACTGTGTGGGTCGTGATGGGCTTCTACTTCGTCTATGAAGGCGTACAAATCTTCAAGAAATGACATGCAAGAAGAACTCTATAACCGCCTAGGGAAGATCGAAGGTAAGCTAGACGTTGCCCTAGAACTCCTACGTGAAGACCGTAAGCGCCTTACCTCAGTTGAACGTAAACAGTGGTGGGCTACTGGCGCTGCTGCTGCCTGTGGCGCTCTCATTACTAAGACAGAAGCATTTGCTCATATGATTGGATTACACTAATGGCTGGCGACATTGCTCTAAGTCTGATTGTCCTTGGCGCTGTTGTTTATGGCGTCGTTTGGCTTCTCAGTCAGATTGACTTCTCGCATTAAAAAAAACCGATTGACAGCCACCCGCTTTTACGTGGGTTGGTCAATCGGTCTTTTTCGGTTTTATCGCCAGCCCGCTATCGGGTCCCAAATGTCCCCGTTAGTGTACTTTTTAGCGAAGTAGTCAACCCTCTCGTTGTCTCTCCATTTGCGCCACACGCCCCCTTCTTCAGTAGTGTAGTGTGTAGGGACTTCGCCAGCGTGGAGATAGCTCTTATCAACCTGCTGTGTAGGTTTTAAAATACTCTCTAGCAGCGGTGTGCTCAGCGGGATAATCTGCTGACCGCCGCACTGAGACACAGACGTTTGCGTATCCAACATGTCCGCAATCAACGTCGCATAGCCCGCAATGTCCCTCCAGTGATCCGCATGGTTCGGATTGCCCGTAACGATGCGGCTCAGCTTGTGGGCGATTTGGTCTAGGGCTTCTCGCTGTACAGGCGTTGTCAAACCGTTACTACCATCGAACAGAGCGTCTTTAACCGTCTGTGCGACGGCGAATTGTTCACGGAAGTCCCCGTGGCTTTCCTTACGCTCCGCAAGCACTTCCTTCAGCTTCTCACTCACTGTAATTCCTTCTTCCAATAGTTCGACGTACCG